TCCCCTTTAGCGCATGCGCCATCCTCTCAATCAGGTCAGTCATGTCTTCTCCTATCCGTTTCTACAAAACGATATTATTCATTGTAGATAAGCCACCTCTAGTGTTTCTAGATCAATATCAGCTATCTGCAGTTCAGCCAAACAGATGAAACGAGTCCCCATAATGTTTATGTCTCTGTGCTGATGCCAGTGACCAGCCAACCACATTTCGGGCTTATGCTGCTCCCACATGGACTGAAATGCCTGTCTTGTGCGAGAAGGATCGTCGATCTTCCCCTTATTGAACATATGATCAGTGATAACTTCTGGAAATTCATGAGTGATCATGACTCGAGGCTTGACTTGGGCATACAGATCATAAGCATCGTTCAGCTCGTTCACCGAAAGCTCTTCATCTTCCCACCAAGATTCGTTGACATTTCTGAATGCTCTGTCGATTGACAATGCTCCGCCAACGAACATGACATTGTTCTCAAGATGCAGATCAGGAATATACTGAGAATGCCTTCTGCAGACCGCTGGGTTATCGTGATTGCCACGAATGAACCGGTGACTGCCTTCAACCATATGGTCATAAGGTGGGTTTTCAAAAGGGATGCCATGTGGTGAAAAGAAGCCAATCCCCATGTCCCCGACCTGGATCGTCGGGATACCTTGAGCCGTGGCTTCCTTGAGAATGGTCTTGTACCGACCAAACTTCCCATGGACATCGCCAATGAATCTAACTAGGTTTGTTTCGTCGTTTCTCATTATGTCTTATTGTAACAGGTTTTTGAGGGAATGTCAAGAACTCATTTTACTTTTTTATCTAATAGAATCAATGGGTTAAAAAATTCCCGTATTTTCGGGAAATAATAGGATGGCTTCTCCTCGAATACCAGGGGAACGTCTTCTCCGTCGACCAGAATGATGACCACGATCTTGTCGATCCGGATGCCGTACATCTCCTGGAACATGATGGCATAGGCGGTCGCCTGGATAAAGTAGCCAAGGATGTCGTCTTTGGTTTTCATTCTTCTGGAGGTTTTGTAGTCCACGATTGCAAGCTCGCCGTCCCAGTTGCAGACTAGGTCGCACGTTCCTGCTGTCTGCAGACGATGACTGAAGAGTTTGAGCTCTATGCCTCTTATGCAAGAAATCTTGGCATCAAGGAGTGGAATCAGCTTTCGGAAGTCGTTGATGTTGATGCTCGAATGGCCGTCCCACCATCTTTCCGAGCAGACGTACATCTCAGCCATCTCGTGAATGTCTGTTCCACGATTTCCGGCCATTGTTGTAATGGCATTCGCTTCTTCGTGCCCTATCCTATCACGCCAATCATCTAACCATTGTGTATCTGATTTTTCGGAGATGATTGTAGTGACGCTCTTGTAGGATTTCACGTATTCTGGGTAGAATGGGTCCTGAAATACGGCACCTTGCATCGGCACTAGGTATGAACGACTTCCATCAGTCGTAATAGATTTGAGTTCATATCTCTTTACTGACTCAAAATCAAAATGACCAAACTTGTATTTTGGTTTTAGTCTTTCACGAAAGGTCATTATATCCTCTGAAAAACACTTCTCTTTTCTTTGGCCACAAGATAGGATCGGACGAGATCGTTTCTAACAATATCATCCATGGTAAATTCGATAGTCTTGAACTCTTTTAGTTTTCTTATAATTTCCATGAATCCGATACAATCCATCTTGGCGCCATTGATCAAGTCTGTCTGATGGTAGTCACCTGCCATAATGATTCTAATGTTTTTTCCTGCTCTTGTAATGATTGTATCTAGTTCATGAAAAGCCATATTTTGAATCTCATCAACGATTATTATACAGTTATCTAATGTTATGCCTCGAAGATATGACGTCGATACAAATTCAATCATTTTCTTTGATTTCAGAAGTTCATAACCGTCAACTCGTTCCACGAGATTATTGACAATCTCGACATAAGGAGTTTCAAAAATCATTAGCTTTTCATCAAGATCACCTGGCAAATAACCCACTGCTCGACTTGGCACTGCACTCCGAATAATATATAATTTGGAGTATTTCATGTCATTGATGATTTCTTTTAAAGCTAAATAGAGTGCAATAAATGTCTTTCCTGTTCCTGCCCAGCCATGAAGCAGTAAGTGTTTCTCGTCTTCATATGCATCAAAGGTTAATCTTTGATTGTCCGTAAGTGGAATAACTGATTTGATTGCAAGGTGTCCGTTTGTCCCGTTTGTTTTTTTTCTAGACACTGGTTTCTTTCTTTTATTTAATGTGTGTTGATCGGAGATCGCGGCGAGCCCTTCTTGATGGTTTTTAGTAAATCATTAAATCCGCTATCAGTTTTTCTAATGCCCAATCTAACTGAATCGAGTGTCGGCAACCCAGAAATCGGAATCCACTTGATATGACGATTTTCGTCAAGGAGCTTTTCCATTTCAGAGATTGACATCTCTTCTGTCCACTGTTCGTCAGTCTCGATATTTCGGAAGGTGTAATATGGCATTATGGTCTTAAATCCACAAAATCATCTGCTTCATCTAACAACGTATCGATATCACCTGTCTTAAGGGCCCTATCAATACGTCTCTTTTTACGTTGATCGACTGCTTTCTTTTTGCTGTCTACTCCATAATCATCATCAAAATCATCATCAAAACGGTGTGATTTTCTTTTAAAAGTCTTACCCATCCTACTTCTCTTTACTGTTGACCGATATCTGGAAACGCTTCATGAACTAGCTTCTCTGTCACACTCTTATAAGGCATCTTTTTGTCCTTGATGCTCAGCAATAACTTTGCATCTGTTGGAGTCACAGATTCCAGAACTTGAAGAAAAAGTTGTTCTCTTCTTTTTTGTGTTAATGTCGGATGCCCTCCTTCTATAAATAGATTGAAATGCGTAGTCTCATTATAAAGTCGTCCTTGCAAATCTAAAAATTCCGCAGGTTTATAAGTTGGGTCTCCTGCAGGCAATAGCCATTTGATATTGGGATTAAAGCATGCCATTAAGACTGCTCTGAGTCCAAGAGAATCATGTTCTCTCAACCATGCAATCTTCTCTTCTTTCTTTTCAATAGTATCTGCTCTTTGTAGAATTTCGGAAATCGACAAACTCATTTTGTTCTGTCTTGATACGACTTCATCTACAGACCATTCTCTTAAACCCATTTTAAAAATCTCCTATTGATTCTAGTAACTGTTGGCAATTATTGAACATTAGATATTTGTACAATCCTTTTTTATCCCTTTCTGGGTAGTTTGCATATTGCTCCATGATCTTTATTATAAGGTCTTCTGGTGTGTTTGTGAGATCGATAAGTTGCTCATTTCGTTTGATATTTTTTTCAATCGCCTCATCATGATCTTCAAAAATATCTGATAACATATCCATCTTCTTTTTTGTCAGGGGCTTTTGTCTCTTTCCTTCTGTTACAAACGTATCATCGTCTGACAATACATTAGGAACACCATCACCAGTACACCCTTTCATTATATGTTCAAAAAGAAAGTTTGCTGGAGTTGTTGGACTCATAACTTTTTTCTTCTGCACCGGATCATATTGTCGCACGTTTTGATTATGAAGTTGAATGAAATCCTTGTCGCCGGACACAATCATTACTTTATCTGTTTTTCCAACAAGTCGGGACAGACAGCCAATAATATCATCAGCTTCACATCCGTCAACTTGAATCACTTTGTAGGGAAGTGCTTCTTTGAGCTGGACCTTGAGGACATCTATACATTCAAATAATTTTCCCCAATCGACAGGAGACTCTTTTCGATGCTTTCTGCGATTGGCTTTATAATACGGGAAAACCGTTTTACGCCAGCTAATAGAATCATAAGCAATGACCATGTCACCATAGTCTTTCTTAAACTTATTGTTTATGGACCTAATGCTGTTCAATACCATGTGACGGATTAAATCTTCCTCTATCTCCTCTTTATTTATAGTTCTTGAAGTTAGGTGCACCATAATATTGGAAATTATGACCTGATGGAAGTCCAAGATTATCATGATTACGGCATCCTAAAAGCGACGATTCGCGAATTACGATATTGTCCATAACCAACAGTTCGGTGGCCAGATTTTCCCGCATGATTACCACTGATGATTGTTGTACTGCCATCATGGCATGCAGTCACGAATCCAACATGGCCATGCATGACTGCAATTGCTCCGACTCGGCAGTTTGATGGCTTGCCATATTTTGCATATCCTATAGCCAAATTTCCGCCACCCGCTTTTCCAGCCGTACGGAGAGTCGAGTCCATGAATTTTCCACACCAGTTTCGACTCCACCCTGTTGGATTGGTTCCGTTGGCTTTTATGGCAATATTGAGCGCTTGATTATTGCCCCCTCCACCAAAAAACCCTGCATGCGCTGGGCCTGCAACCATGATCATGGCTAGAAATAGTAATATTTTCATTTTTTTATCCTCCTGTATTGTAGTTGAACATTTTGCCTGAAGGAGCTTGAATTGCTCTGTCTTTAACCTGATTAATAAGTATCATCAACAGAGCTTCCCACTGCACTCTTCTATTTGGATCCCATGAATAGAAAATGTCAGTATAACTTTTTACTGTCATCAGCTGATTATTAAGATTTTGTTGATTATTGACATCTTCAATAGTGTTCATAAGAACCGTATAAAAGATTTTTGCGTGTTCCTGTTTATCTTCATTGAAATGGTATTGAGATGTCCAGTTAGCTGCAGTCTCTGGAAGAGCACCATAGTTTGAATGAACACAAATACAACCAGCACTCATTGCTTCCATAAGACATAAACATGATGTCTCGGGCCATGTTGCTGGATAAGCAAAAATATGTGCTTCTTTCAACGCTTCTCTAACGACTTCGTTAGGCTTTGATCCATGATAGTTGATTTTTTCGTGTGATATGCAATGATCAAACAATGGCTGAAACTGTTTATTTCTTTCTGTCCAACCATAAAGATCAAACGACGAAAAAACATCTAGTTCCAAGTTATCGTGTTTTTCACATAGCTTATCAAACACAGGAACAAGAAGTTCTAGACCACGATGTGGTGTAGGGGTATATATTATTTTGATTGTTTTTGGTTTACTATCCCATTTACCAGGAGTATTCCATGGAATGGAATCAATAGCATTCGTAAGGGTTATCATTTTTGACCAAGGAATACCATAGCAGTCAATAAATCTTTGCATTTGCCAATT